TTAGAAACAGGAGAATTTACTCCAATAGAATAGTTTTTTAAAAAAAACATAATATTTATAATAAAATAAAACAATATAAAAAATGGCAGAAGTATTAATATCACCGGGTGTTTTAGCAAGAGAAAACGACCAATCACAAATAACAGCGGGCCCTATACAAGCAGGAGCTGCAATTATTGGACCAACTGTAAAAGGTCAAGAAAATATTCCTAAACTAGTAACTAGTTACTCAGAATATGAAGCTGCTTTTGGTAGCACATTTTTAAGTGGATCAAACCAGTATACTTTCTTTACTTCAATTTCAGCATATAATTATTTCCAAAATGGGGGTAGTACATTATTAGTAACTAGAGTAACTCCAGGATCTTTTAATGCTGCTTCATCATCATTAATAGCAACAGGTTCTGGTGGACCAACTACGGGTTTATCTCCTTTTGTAATAGAAACATTTGCTGAAGGTAATATAATGAATAGTGTGGGTCCTGAAAGTGCAAATAATACTTTAGATTCTGGATCCATTGATAATTTTAGATGGGAGATTACATCTCCAAACACATCATCAGGTGTATTTTCATTATTATTAAGACAAGGTAATGATACTGCTACTTCAAAACAAGTAGTTGAAACATTTTCAAACCTATCATTAGATCCATTAGCTACAAATTACATTTCAAAAGTAATTGGGGATCAAGTACAAACAGTAAGAGGAACAGGAACTGGAGTTTATTTACAATCATCTGGATCTTTTCCTAATGCTTCAAGATTTATAAGAGTTAAAGCAGTTAATTACCAAACACCAAATTATTTTGATAATAATGGAACAGCTAAAGATATATTTACTGGATCTCTACCAATTGCTAGTTCAGGATCATTTGATGGTGGTGTAGGTGATATAACAGGAAGTGGAACACCTTCAAACTTTTATCAAACAATTAATAATACAGATTCTCAAGGTTTAGTAGGTAGTGATTACTTAACTTCAATTAATTTATTAGCTAATAGAGATGATTTTAGATATAATTTAATTACAGCTCCGGGTTTAATATTAGCAAACGGTACTTCAGGAGCAAATTGGACAACAATTCAATCAAATTGTGAAACAAGAGGAGATGCAATATTTGTAGGTGATTTAGTTAATTATGATTCTTCATTAACACAAGTAACATCACAAGCAGCTTCAGTTGATTCTTCATATGTAGCTACTTATTGGCCATGGTTACAAGTAATTGATCCTGATTCAAGAGAATTAGTTTGGGTACCAGCTTCAACAATGATACCAGGTGTTTATGCATTTAATGATAGAGCAGGTGAGCCATGGTTTGCACCAGCAGGTATTAATAGAGGTGGATTAGGAGCAGTTAATCAAGCAGAAAGAAAATTAACTAACACTAATAGAGATACTTTATATACTGGAAAAGTAAATCCAATTGCAACATTCCCAGGACAAGGAATTGTAGTATTTGGACAGAAAACACTTCAAACTAAAGCATCAGCTTTAGATAGAGTAAATGTAAGAAGATTATTAATTACACTTAAAAATTATATTTCTCAAATCGCTGATACATTAGTATTTGAACAAAATACAGCAGCTACAAGAAATACATTTTTAAGCCAAGTTAATCCTTACTTAGAATCAGTTCAACAAAGACAAGGTTTATATGCATTTAAAGTTGTAATGGATAATTCAAATAACACACCAGATGTCATTGATAGAAATGAATTAATTGGTGCAGTTTATTTACAACCAACTAAAACAGCTGAATTTATTTACCTAGACTTTAACATTTTACCAACTGGAGCTACTTTCCCGGTATAAAAATGAAAAATAATAATATTTATAACAAAATAAAATAACACAAAAATGGCAGTATTAGATCCTAACGAAATATTTTTCACAGCATTTGAACCAAAGGTAGCTAACCGATTTATATTGTATGTTGATGGTATACCATCGTATATAATTAAGGGAGTAAGTGGAATGGGGTTCGCGCAGGATGAAATAGTATTAAATCATATAAACACTTATAGAAAAGTAAAAGGTAAATTAAAATGGAATGATTTAACAATGGAATTATTTGATCCTATAACACCTTCAGGAGCGCAAGCAGTAATGGAGTGGACAAGATTACATCATGAATCAGTTACAGGTAGAGATGGTTATTCTGATTTCTATAAAAAAGACTTAACAATTGATGTATTAGGTCCTGTAGGTGATGTAGTTTCTGAATGGATTATTAAAGGTGCATTTATTAAAGATGCTTCATTTGGTGATATGAGTTGGGATGATGATACTACTGTAATGAATATTTCACTAACATTAGGAATGGATTACTGTGTATTAAATTTCTAAAAGAAAATTTATATATTTTACATTTAAGCTTGGCATATGTCAAGCTTTTTTGTATATTATATATGTATAACAAAATTAAGTTATTAACAAATAAAAATTATGTCTGAATCAAAATTTAAATTTCCCACTGAAGAAGTAGAGTTACCCTCAAAAGGTTTATTATATCCTGAAGGTCATCCATTAAAATCTGGTAAGATTGAAATGAAATACATGACTGCTAAAGAAGAAGATATATTAACTAATCAAAATTATATAGCTAAAGGTATAGTATTAGATAAACTATTACAAGCTTTAATTGTAACAAAAGTTGATATTAAAGAACTATTAATTGGTGATAAAAACGCAGTTTTAATTGCTTCTCGTATATTAGGGTATGGTAAAGATTATGCTATTAGGTATAAGGGACAAGAACACACAGTAGATTTAAGTACTCTTTCAAACAAAAAAATTGATAAAAAAATATTTAAAGGAGGAAAAAATGAATTTGATTGGGAGTTACCATCATCAGGAACTAAAATAACATTTAGATTATTAACTGATGGTCTAGATAAACAAATTGAAGAAGAAATTAAGGGAATTAAAAAAATAAATAAATCAGCATCTCCTGAATATTCTACTAGAATGAAATTTTTAATAACATCTGTTGAGGGGGATACTTCAGGTAAAACTATTAGAGACTTTGTTGATAACTATTTATTAGCTAGAGATGCAAAAGCCTTAAGAGATCATGTTGTTAAACTCCAACCTGATATAGAATTAAAAACCGAAATAGAAAATGAGTTTGGTGAGCTTGAAGAAATAGATATCCCAATTTCTTTAAATTTTTTTTTCCCTGACGCCTAAGGAAGCATTAGAATATAGAAGTAATGTTTTTTCCCAAATTCATGAAATAGTTTTTAATGGAAATGGTGGGTATGATTGGGGTACAGTATATAATATGCCCCTATGGCTTCGTAAGTTTACTTTTAAAAAATTACAAGAACATTTTAATGCTAAAGAAGAGGCATCAAAGTCTAAATCTTCAAATAATTCTATAGATTTAGCAAATCCTAATAAATCTAAAATACCTACGAAAAGAACAGTATCTCCCCCTTCGTATGTAGCTAAAACGTCAAGGAAATAATATTTTTTAATATTTATAATAAAACATTCTTATGGGAAGATTAGATGATGCTAAAAAACAAGCTAAAGAAACAGCAGTAATTGTTGAAGATGCTTTAAGGGGTATTGCTGGCCAAATATCATCAATATTTGAAGAGGCATTAGACACATCTTCATCAACAGCCCAATCATCAGCAAAAGAAGTTCAAAAAATATTTAATAATTTAGCTAAAGTAGGTAATATGTTTGCTGAAGCAAACCAAAAAGCAGCAGATGGTGCTTTTAAATTATCAGATAAATTAAAAATAGTACAGCAAAGACAAGCTAGAATATTTGCCTTAGAACAACAAATTGAAATAGCAAGAAGAAATGGAGCTAATAATGTTGATGAGTTAAATGAAGAATTAGCTAAAGTAAAAGAAACAGAAGAAGAAGTTACTAAAGAATTAGACGCTCAACTAGCACTATCCCAGAAAATTAACAAACAGATGGGTCTTACTGGTGCTACTTTAGGGTTGTTAAAAACAGCAGCAGGTAAACTAGGATTAGGAAATATTGGGGATGCTTTTGAAGCAGCTAATGCAGCCGCTCTTAGTGTAGCAAAAGAATCAGAAGGTCTTGGAGGTAAATTTAAAGTATTAGGTGCAGCTTTAGGATCCCTAGGAAAAAGTTTTATAGGATTTTTAACAGATCCCCTTGCTATAATAGGTTTATTAGGAAAAGGTCTTGTGGCATTAGTAAAAGTTTCAGAAAAATTTGCTAAAAAAACATCTGATGTAGGAAAGGCATTTTTAGGCCTAAGTGGAAATGTAAAAAATGTCAAAAATGATTTAGCCACTATGGCTGCTGATGATACATTTTTAAATTTTGAAGAAGCTTTTCAAGCTATGAAATCTTTAAATGCTGCAACAGGAACTCAAGTTATGCTTTCTAAAGATCAAGTACAAACATTTCAAAGATATACTGAAATGTTAGGTATGAGTGAAGAAAATGCTGGCCAATTATTTAGAATGGCCCAACTATCAGACACTGCTTTTAGTGATATGGATAGTACAATAGGTGGAGTAGTTAAAGGACTAAATATGGGGGGAGATGCTTCAGTATCTTTAAATGATGTAATAGATGATGTAGCAAATGCATCAGCTCAAACTGCATTTAATTTAAACAACAACCCAGATGCTTTAGCAAAAGCAGCATTTAATGCCAAAAGATTAGGGATGACAATGGAACAAATTTCTGCTGCCTCTTCAGCTACTCTAGATTTTGAAAGTTCTATTCAAAATGAAATGGAAGCAGAATTGTTATTAGGCAAAAATCTAAATCTAGAACAATTAAGATATGCAGCTTTAACAGGTGATGTAGATACTCAAGCTAAAGAGTTAAATAGAATTTTAGCTGATAATATAGATCAAACAGAAGGAAATGTTATTAAACAAGAAGCATTAGCTAAATCATTAGGTATGTCTGTTGAAGATATGTTTAAAGCTAATCAAGCAAGAATAATTCAAAATAAATTAGGTAAATTGGGTGCTAAACAATCTGAAGTAGCCCAAAAGAAATTAAACCAATTAATATCAGAAGGTAAAACTGAAAAAGAAGCATTAGCTATACTTGCTGAAGAAGATTTAGATAAAACTGTAAAAGCAACAGAAGCATCCCAACGACTAGCAAGAATAGGAGAACAAATAAAAGAAAACTTCTTTACAGCTTTAGATAAGTCTGGAGCTTTAGATAAAATCCAAGGTGCAATTAAATCATTTGAAAAAGGTGGTGGAATGGAAACCTTAGCAAATACATTTGCTAAAGCAGGAAATGTTCTCGGAGGTATTATAACATCAATTGCTGAAAATCCCGGGGGTACTATTAAAAAATTAGGTATTGGGTTAGCTGCAGCTTTTGCTGCAAAGATGTATTTAGGAAAAAAGATACCTCAAGTAGTAACTTTTGCAGGAGGAGTGATGAATAAGTTATTAGGTAAGGGTGGAAGTGCAGGATCAAAAGCATTATCAAAAGCATCAACAAAGTTTTCAACAAAACAAATAGCAGCAGGGTTTGCTGGAAAAGAAGCAAAAGACCAATTAGCAAAACAAGGAGGTAAAATTGCAGGAAAAAATGTTGCAAAATTAGGAGTAAAAGCTGTAGGAAAATCATTACTTAAAAAGATACCAGTTGTTGGTTTATTAGCAGGAATTGGATTTGGTTTAAAAAGAGCAATGGATGGTGATTTTGCTGGAGCAGCTTTAGAATTAGCCTCAGGAGCAGCTAGTACTATTCCAGGATTAGGTACAGCAGCATCAGTAGCAATAGATGCGGGTTTAGCAGCTAAAGATATAAAAAATGCAAGTTCAGGAACAGCAGCAGATTTCATTTCAAGACCCGGTCAACCTATTCAAAAGTTTAGAAAAGATGATATTATAGTTGGTGGAACTAGTTTAGGAGGAGGTAATAGTGGAGAAGTTGTTGCTTTACTAAAAGAATTAATATCAGCAGTTAAAGAAGGCGGTGATGTGTTTATGGATGGAAATAAAGTTGGAAAATCATTAGTACTTGCAACTTCTAAAATGGGTTAATATTTATAATAAACAACAATTAATAATTAAAATTTACAAAAATGGCATCAGAAAATTCATTAAAAAGCAAATTTGAAACAAATGGTTCAACATTAGCTGTACCCGTTTCTCCAAACTCAAGCCCTTCTACACCAGATAATGTAAGTGTTGTGGGTAATTCATTATTACATAATGAATACTCTAATATAGGAACACCTGAAAATACTCCTGCAGCTTATACTAATTTTGGAGCATCAGCAATAGCTTATTCAACACCCTCAACATCACAATTAGGTGAGCAGTCTTTTGGACAACAAGAACCATCAAATAGATATAAAAATAATTTACCTGACGGAGCATCTTGCTAAAATAAACTTATATGTCTAGTACTTTAACACCTGAAAGTAATGGTCGTCTAATTAATCTAAAAACAAACCTAAAAAGTTTAAGATTTGGAGGGGACAGACCTAACTCAGGTACTAGTAATCAACCTTATATAATAGAACCTATTCCTGGCCAAATAATTGATGGAAATACTGGAGGATTAGGTGGTGCTTTAGATCAAGGAATTCAATTTTTAAAAAATAGTTTACCACCTAAATCAGGACCTGATTTTTTATTAAGAGGAGGATTATTAGCTCCTTTACATGCACTTAAAGATGTAAGTAGATTAGTTAAAATGTTTACTGATGATAAATCTCCAAGAGGGTTACAATTTATTTTAAAAGAAAATTTATTATCAAGAGCTAGTGTAAAAACTCAATCATCTTTTGGTATTGGTTATTTTGCAGGAATTATGAATCAAGGTGCTTATTTACCTATTGGTACTTTACTTGATGCTGGATTTGGTTGGGCTGGTGCTCATTTAAATAAAAATGGTATTAATCCTATTGGAGCTTTAGGTGGTCCTGCTGGTATGATTAGAGGTATAGATAATCCTCTAAAATCAGATGGATCAAATCAAGTTGGAGTTGGGGGAGGAGCAATAAATTTATATTCAGCTGTAGTAAAAAATGATCAGGATGAAGCAATTAATAGATTAACAAATCTCCAATTTTTTATTGAAACTGGAGAAAAAGGAAAATCTAGAAAAGAAAATAAAAATTTCCAAAAAGAACAAGATTTAAATTTAGTTCAAAGAATAGGTAAAAACAATGGTGCAAGGTTTACTTATAATCCTAAAGCAAATAAAGAAAATCCAAAATCTCCCGTATTATATTCTTATGGTGGGGGTCCTGGTTCTATATTAGGAATAGGAAAAACTAATATATTTAGAGAACAACCTACATATAATGCAATAAGAAATTATCAAAATTTATCTTCAACAGATCCTCTATATGGTGGGGTTCAACCTGATGGGAGATCTACTATATTATATGGTACTGGGCTTTTAGATTATGCCGATCAATCCAGAGGAACAGA